ATTGACGAATTGATGAGCGCACAGAAAAGAATGGCTACTCAAAGCGCGATTGTTACGCTGGCGAATAAGCTCGGGGTCGTTGATCCTGATGCAGCATATCGCCTGCTTGACCAGAGTGCGCTTGAGTATGATGACAGCGGGAAGCCGACAAACGCGGAAGCGTTGCTGGTTGCGATGCTGAAAGAGAGACCGTACTTAGCTGGCACTGGATCAAGCGCGATGAATCCGAGCAAGAGACGCGACGGGGATGACCCGACTATACTGGCTGCTCGAAAGGCGGCTGGGCTCTAAAAAAGGAAACTAAAAAATGGCACAATCAATTGCATTAGCAGAAAAATTTCAACCTATTTTGGACGAAATTTACAAAACCGCATCGCTGACCTCGCGCTTGGACGCGAGGACTAAGCCCGTCAATTTTGCCGGCGCGAATGTGGTGCAAGTATTCAAAACCAACCCGATCGGGCTTGGCACGTATAGCCGTGTTACTGGCTATCCTGCTGGTCAAATGGTCGGCGCGTGGGAAGCTTTGACGCTCGCAACTGAACGCGGGCGGAGCATTGTTATCGACCGCATGGATGACGAGGAAACGCTGGGTATGGCGTTCGGCACATTGGCTGGAGAACTTATCCGCACCGAAGTCGCTCCTGAACTCGATGCTTATCGCTTTGCCAAATACGCATCCGCGATTGCGGGGCATAATGTGGCAACTCCTGCAACATTAACCCCTGAGACAATTATCACCGCTCTGGATGCCGCGAAGTTGGCTTTGGATCAGGACGAAGTCCCGCGAGAAGGCAGAATTTTGTATATTTCAGACGCGTGTCTGAATTATCTCGAGGGCAAGGTTTCACGCTTCTTGGCTAACGAGAACGGCGTTGACCGGCGCGTTATGCGTTTTGACGGCATGGACGTTGTTATGGTACCGCAGACCCGGTTCTATACCAGCATTACTCTTAATGCCGGCGCGAGCGTGGATGCCGGCGGATACGTTCCAACTCCCGAAACCGGCAAAGATATCAACTTCATGATCATTCACCCATCGGCGGTTTTGCAGGTGGTAAAGCATGACGCTTTGAAGGTCTTCACTCCGGACGAAAACCAGACCACCGATGGCTGGCTGGTTCAATATCGTATCTATCACGATGCCTTCGTTTATGACAATAAGCTGGATGGCATTTACCTGCACAACAAGGCTTGATAGAGATGAAACTTACCAATTGCGGCATTACCATTGACGTGAACGCACTTGAAGCGCCACGCTATTTAGCCGCAGGTTATATCAAAGTGGAGGGAGAGCCGGTAGAAATACCGGCTAACCCCCAACCCGCGCCTGAAGTTGCGGAAGTGCCGAAGGTGCGCAAAACGGCTAAGAAGAGCGAAGGTGAATAATGGCAGGAACTATTTCAGGAATTGACTGGGTAAGCAGGATGCCGGCTACCGGCACTTACACCGCAACGGCAGACGATGCCACTGCAAATCAAGTGTTGATCAATACCGGCAAGGCGAATGCGGCTGGCTTCATTGTGAAAGTCCTTCGCGGGGGCATTGAAACAAGCGCGAGTATGAAAGCCAGCATGACCGGTGGTGTAATTAAGGTCGAGGATAACAGCACAACTTGGGTTGTTACCGCCGGCGACGTTATCAACTGGATTGCGTTTTAGAACAGAGGCGGGGGTGGGCAGGTTGCCTCCTTCATCCTGCCTGCCCCTGCACTGTGAGGGAGTAGTGGAATGACAATAAGAGCGGAATTGACAGACTTGATATTGATGGTTCGCGGGCTGATCAACGACCCAACTGGACCGGATGAACAATTTGCGGATGAAGCGATCCAGAGTGAGCTTGATATTGAGAAGCAATATTACTCCCGTCTCAAATTGATTCCATTGCCAGACCCAGATGGAGCTGTTTACAAATGGCGCTCCCCTGTGAAATACTGGGATAAGGACACTGTTATTAGTGACTCCGCCGGTGTGACCATTGTGCCCGAACAAGCCGACTATATAGCAGGATTGTTCACCCTTAGCGAAGCGAGAAATGAAGCGGCGATAACAGGTTTCTGCTACGATGTTTATGCGGTTTCCGCTAACCTGCTAACCCTTTGGGCTGGCAGAATTGAGCGGGATATTACTAAATTTAGCGCGGATGGTTCGAGCTTCGAATTCGCAGGTGAAGTGAATGGGAAGCTGAACTTAGCGAGCATATATGCCAAAAAGTCTCGCTCATATGGCGGGGCGGCGGTAATAGGATTGGTGCGAAATGACCACACTGCTAACTGACGACAATATCGAAAAGCTGAAGAGAACGCAGGAACTTAACCTGCCAGAAACAGCTTATATTCAACGCCTGACGGTTTCAAACACGGCAAGCGGTTGGAGCGAAAGCTGGCAAACCATAAACACGGTGAACGCCCGCTTGGGCGAACCTAAAGGCGAGCAGGAAAAGAACCTCGCGGCAACAATTGTGAGCGGAAAGTCTTGGGTTATCACGCTTCCTGCTGATACGGAGCTTGAAGACAATGACCAGATTCAAATTAACGGTGTAAACTATCACGTACATTGGACCAACAAAGGGCGATCACACATTACTGCCTTGCGCGTTTTGGTGACGCAATCATGAACGTGAAAGTTACGACTAAAATTACCGACAACCGCATTCCTATGATCGTAGGGGCATTCCCAGGTTTGATGGAACAGGTGGTTGAAAAAACCGCGTTCGATATTGAGGCAACCGCTAAGGAGCTCGCGCCCGTTGATACCGGCTATCTGGCTGGTACGATCTGGACGGACAATCAAGGTTTGAGAGCGGAGGTTCAGACGGTTGCCGAGTACGCCGCGTATGTAGAGTATGGCACGTACAAAATGGCGGCACAGCCGTACATGCGCCGTGCAGCCGATATGCATGAGCCTAAATTCACACAGGCGATAGACGCAGCCGTCAAGTCGCTGATGGGATAACAATGGATGCCGCAACCTGGATTTTTAACACGCTAACAAACGACGCGGCTATATCCGCGAAGGTGGGCGCGCGTATCTATCGGGACGTCGCTCCGGAAGGAACGGCATTCCCATTTGTGGTGTTTCAGCAGGTCTCGAAAACGCCCGTTTATAACGCATTTTACGATCGGCTAATGTTCAACGAGAGATGGCAGGTCAAGGCGGTCGATAAGGGAAACTTGTATAGCAACATTGAACCTGTCGCATCTCAGATCGTAACCTTATTGCACAAAAAGAGTGCTGCAGGAATATTCAGCAGCACGTTGGAGTTTTATATTTCGCTAAGCGAAAACGACGCCGGCGAAACATATAAGACTCTGCTAACCGAATTTAGGATAAACACAGAATAAAGGAAAAAAAACATGGGATTACCAGCAACTGTTTTTCAAGGAATACAAATTGGGGTTGAGTCTACTGCGGGAGAGGCAGTAGCTGCCAACAAGAAATTGCTGTCTACGAGTATCACCCCCGTGCCGAAGGTAGAAACGAAGCCATTCAGGGCAATGGGGAATAAGTATGCCAGCTTTTCCACGCTCAACAAAGAATGGGCGGGCTTGAACATTGAGGGAGCGCCGACTTATAACGAGATCGTCTATCTGTTGAGCTCGCTTTTGCATTATGCCGCGCCCGCGCAGCAAGAGACAACCGCTGCCTACAAATGGACGTTCGTGTCGAATACGTCTGCCTCTGATGTCGGTAAAACTTTCACAATTGAACAAGGCGATGCCACTAATGCATGGCGCGTAGTCGGCGCAAAAATTAGCGGACTGACTTTTAGATTCTCGCGAAACGACATAAGTGTTAATGGAAACGGTGTCGGGATGGCTTTCGAAACTGGCAAAACTCTCACCGCCTCGCCTACCGCGCTTAGCCCCGTCCCGATCCTACCAACTCACGTCAAGTTTCGCATGGCGGACACGCAAGCCGCTTTAGCGGGGGCAACCGCGCTAACCAACAGCTTCTCGATGGAGTATTCGCTGACAGACAAATTCGGGTTGGCATGGGCAATTGGACAAAACCCGGAAGCGGTTGAGGGCGAACCAAGCGCGAGCGGAAGGATTGTCGTTGCAACCGACGCTGCGGGTATGGGCTTGATCACCGCTCTCCGTAATGCCACAACTAAGTGGTTCAGGATTGAGGCGACGGGTGACACAATTGAAGGCGCTTATAAGCACAAGCTCACGATCGACTTCCCGGCACAAATTGACAATGTTAACGATCCAACCGATCTCGATAACGTATACACCGTTGAGTTTGGTCTGCTTCCGATCCACGACGCCACTTGGGGCAAGTCAGTTAATATCGAGGTTATCACGAACGTAAGTGCGCTGTAAGGAGTGTAGATGAAATTACGAGATTTGGCTAAGGAGACGAAGGAGCTGAAAGTAATATACAGGACTTCCAGCGGTGATTATGAGATCAACTTGGAATATAGACCGCAGGTGGTAACGCTTGGGTTCATTGACGAGTTAACATCGCTTAGCGCAAGTGACCGGATCGTCTACCAGATAGAAAAGCTGGTGGCGAAATGGGACTTGCAGGACGATGACGACCATGTGAT